TGCGTAGAGGTAAAAGTTTGCCAAAGTAAGGCCCTGAACTATTTTGGGGGTTGTAGTCACCTGACTCATCTTCAAGAACGACAGTCGCACTGCCTGCCTCAAAGCTATTAAGAACTCGGTTGCGGCCTCGGCGGATGGAAACGCGAAGGGCGATGTCACTTACATCAACGACATCTGCCGGCGCATCTGCCAGGATGCCCGTGCCAAGGGGGGTTGAAGGATCGTCAAGCAGAAGCGGGTTTCCGAAGGCAGGGCCATTCGCAAAGTCAATGCTGACTCCAAGAATCGGTGTGCTTGGCATTACAGACCGCCAACAAAGAGGATTGGCTTACCACTTGATTGCTCAAGCAAAATGCGTTGACGGATAGCATCTGCCAAATCTTGCTCTGTCTGCACATTGCCTGCGACATTGACATTGATGGTCATTCCTGCGTTGTCTTCCATACGGAAAGAGCCAGGGTCAAATTCAGAGGCCGAGCCACTAGAGCCAAAGGTTCCCATTGCTCGAAGTCTTGCTTGCTCATCGCCAAAGGCGTTAAGTGAGTTAGTGCTTAGAGAATCAGTCAATGTATCAATGTGTTCTCTTAGTAAAACACTTATTCCTGTGCCTTTGTCAATAGATTCACGAAGAGTTGTAAGGGTGTCAATTTGTTCTTCAATTGCACTTCTTGGAATTAGTGCGGAATCAGGATTGAAAGGATTTTCAACAAAGTCTGGTTTTGGTCTAGGAATAGGGCCAGGACCAGGGCCAGGACCAGGGCCAGGGCCAGGGCCAGGGCCAGGGCCAGGGCCAGGGCCAGGAGTCATCTTTTTTAAGGCGGCAAGGTAGTCATTTAAGGCTGCTAGGGCATTGCGCCAAGACTCGGCTGCTGAATCACCTGGCGAGGCATAACCTTTAGAAAGTGCAACTTGTAAGGCAGTGCCATCTTGCACTGTCTTGGCATAATCAAGAACGCCCTGACGGGTCATTCCCCACTTAGCCATCAATTCTTCGATTTCTTTGTCGTCTATCTTCTCGTCTTTTAGAGCGCGAGTAAAATCGACATACTTCTCAGCTTCTTCTTTTGTAAGACCCCACTTCATTAGAAGGTTGACGATAGGGCCATCATTAAGGTCTGTGGTGCTTGCTGCATAGATTCTTGCGATGTATTCAAGGACTTGACCTGTGGTTACATTCCATTTACCGGCAAGGACTGAAACTTCTTCGCTTGAGATAGTCTGATCTGATAAAACTTGCAAGAGGTCGGCGTATCGTTGCGCATTTTTATTGACTAGGTCTTGTGCTGCTGCATTTGCTTGCAGTTCCGCAACCCTCCGAGCTTGTTCCAAATTGCCTTGCTTAATTTGATTCAAGCGAGCAGCTTCAAGATTGATTGCCTCTTGTGACTCTTTCGCAAGCGATGAAAATGGAACAATTCCTTTTTTCTTTAACGCTGCCAAAGTTTTTTCAAGAAGAATTTGTGCTTTTGTCTTTTGATTGGAAGTATCTATTATCTTGAGATTTTTTAGACTCGCAAGATTGGCAGCGTTTGTGGCTTTTGTGACATTGCCTAATTCTGCAAGATGTTTCGATGCAGTCGTTTCCATCTTTTTTGTTGCAGAAGTTGTAGCTTCAACAGAATCAGTTAGTTTCTCAAAAGCATAGAAAGCGGTAAGTGCGGCAATAGCACCAAGAGCAGTTGCGCCACCTGTTGCAAAAGCAGTTGCAGCTCCTGCCTTCTTTGCAAAGAATGCCTGTCTCTTGAACAAGAGAATCAAACCCGAAATAGCAGTGTGAATTGCCATAATGCCTGTGACAATTTTCACTCCGACAAACATTCCAAAAAGCAGAGAACCTAGCGCTTGAATTACTCCGAGATTATTTGAGATGGTCTTAAACATTTTGGCAAGAGCTACTGCTGCTTTGATTGAAAAATCAATTACATCACCAAGGGTTTGTGCTATTTGGTCTTTATTATTGGCAATGAATTGCTCAAAGACAGGCAAAACTTGTGTTTGAAAAACAGTTGCCAACTCTTCCAAAACAGGAATGAGGGCGTAGCCTAAAGTTTCTAAAGTTTCACTAAAAGAAATTTGTAGAGCAATCATCCTAGCTTCAAAGGTGCCTGCCTTTGTTGCTGCTGCACCTGCAAAAGTTTTCCCTAATTCAGCAAGAGCTGCATTCAGGTCTTTTGATTTCTTTATATCGGCAGATAAAGGAACGCCTAATTTTGTCAAAGCACCAAAGTTGCCACCGACTGCCTTAGCAAGACTTTTAGAAACAGTTTGTAAATCAAGACTATAACCAGCCGCAATATCAAGAGCAAGATTTTGAAGCGATTGGGCAGTTGTGACATCTTTTGTTGCGTTCAGTAAAGTTGTTAAACTAGGTCGAAGCTCATCATCTGTGACTGCAACCGCTCTTTGTTGCGCCGAAATATAATCTTCAACTGAAGCAATTGCGGCTGCATTTGCGCCTGTGGTGTTGCGAAGGGCATTGGCAAGAAGTGCCTGTGACTTCTGATCCGCAATGGCTGCTTCAACGCCATCCTTGCCGAGCTTGATGGCAAGCGCCCCTGCCGCAAGTGCGGCAACGCCAAATGCCTGCGCCATCTTCTTGCCGGCATTGACGAAAGTTGTTTCTAGTTTTGCTAAGTCCTTGAGCGCCTTTTTGGAGCCTTTGTCATTATAGACAGTGACAATGCGTTCAATCAATGTCATTTGTCGCTCTCCTTTTTAGGCGGTCTATTCAGGCGTTCCTGCGCTTTTGCTTCAGCATCCTTAATCGCTTCAAAGATAGCACGCTGCGCAGATTTCTTGTTGTAATCCACTGCCTTGATAAGCGCACGACCTTTATCTTGACCTAAACCTTTTGATGGAGGAATAACTCCATAATACTTCTCCAAGGTTTCGATGAAATCTTGAGAGGCAGTTGGATTAGTTGAGCGAGAACCGCGAGTGCGCGAGCGACTTGCTTTGCTTCCGCGACCAGCAGTTTCAAAGATTGCACCTGCGGCATCTCTTTGCACAATGCCATAGGAATTGCGAAAGCCTGAACTGTTTTTCTTGCTTGAAGGCGAGGTAGATTTTATTCCCATTTTTGCCTTAGCTGCATCATAAGGAACAAAACTTCCTCGCCCTTGGCCTTGTTGTAGTGGGCCAATTAGACCTGCATTCTTGTTTGCTTTTGCCCATCCTGAAGGATGGATGTCGTAGGGAATATAATCGCGGGCTTGACTGACAATGACTAACAAAACTCTTTTGACTTGACGATCTAAGGCACGCTTCAAATCAGGATTGAATTGCTCAAGCGTGGCGATGCTTTTGCTCAATCCTTGAATGCTAACTTTGTAATTAGGTGATTGCATTATCTGTTTCGCGCCTTTGCTCGTTCCTTCACATACACAAACATTGCCTCAAGAATGCCATCAGGTGCATCAAGTAATGCCACCGGCGAAATGCCCGACTCCACAGAAAGAGCTGCTATTGAATAAGTCAGGCTATCTCTGTGGATTCGGAAGAAGGGTCGGTCACCAGCGTGACTTCTTCAAGAGTGTCAAGGAAGTCATTGCCGAAAGGTTTGACAACGCGACCATTGTGCTTCATCGCAGACCAAGCCAAGAAATATATGTGTTCTAATTTCTGCTCTTCTGCAATTAACTTGGCCAAGCCCTTGCCATACTTCTGCTCAAACTCCACAATGACTCTTGGTCGAAGTGAATAAGTTGCATCAACCTCATCGGTTGTGACAACTCTTATTTTTAATCCATCCATTTTTTCCCCCTTGTAGATTTAACTTGTTGATTTCGTGATTTCGCCTGAAATAGGCCAAGTCACGCTCGCAGTGGCTAGTGATCCGACAGACCCGTTCAGAGGTGTCCATTCGGCGACAAGCACTGAGAAATTGTATTTCGGATTTGTTGCGCTAACACTTGTGTTGACAGGTCGAACTTCACAGGCAACGGCAGTGCCGAGCAACGGATAGATTGTTGCCTCAACTGACCCTGATGCGTAGTCCTGGAGAAATTCAAACGAAACGGAATTATCAGCAAGGCCGGCAATCCTGCGTTTCGCAAGATCACCAAAACTTGTCACATCAATAATGTCAAAGGCAGTGCTTAAAGTGACACTTGAAATCGATGACGATAAGTCAGTCGATGCAAATGTCACCAAGGCATTATTGAGAACAAGTTTCGGCATATTAGGCGATAGCTTTTGTGATTGCTCCGCTTACAGGCCAAGTCACAGAAGCAGTTGCAAGTTCTCCAACGGCTCCGTTGAGTGGTGTCCACTCTGAAACAAGGCAGGAAACAGTGTAGAGAGGATTGGTCGCTGTTGTTGATCCGCTTACAGGCTTGACAGTGACAGTTGTGACTGTTCCTAGAAGTGGGAAGATTGTTGCCTCAACTTCTCCTGAAGCGTAGTCTTGGTGAAATTCCAACGAAATGGAATTATCTGCAAGACCGCCGATGCGTGTGCGAGCTGCGGTGCTTGAAAATCCGGTAGTTTCTACGCTATCAAATGATGAATTGAGCGTAATTGATGATACTGAATCACTGAGATCAACTGCATTGACTGTGACAACAGCATTGGTGAGAACGATTTTTGCCATTAGATTTTGGCTCCTTCTTGTGCTGGTTTGATTGTTGGTTGACTTGCTTGACTTGCTTGTATGTGGCCACTTGCAATGAGAGCATCAATGTTTGCGCCTGCATCTTCTAACTCTTTCAAGGTAAGAACCTCACCTTGTTTTTTCCCACAGACCTCGCGGCCTGAGATGACCTTGTAAGCCATTAGTTTCTCCTTATCCCCAAATCGTGAGTCTGTATCGGTAAGAGAGAAATGAAACTCCCTGTGAGTCATAAGTGCCTGCTTCGGCTCCTGTGACACGCAAGGTGTTCACTGCTCCTGACAAAGTGCGATCACTTTCAAGCGCCGTCTTGATAGAGCCAGAGCCAGTTCCTGCAAGGAAGGCATCTAACTTGTCTTGTCCTGAGCGTTCTGAAAAGCGTTGCACAATCACAAGAACATCGACTTGCGCTTGGTCTAAACCACGGGCGTTGTCGATGTCGAATGTGAAATCTAGTTGGCCTACAACTGCGGCAGGCGGAGTCACAGTGTCAGGAATCAAGTCATAGACCCGAAGCCCTGTGATGGTTTGAAGATTAGTTTTAAGACCATCTCGAACTTGACTTGGATTCATACTGCCAAACCATTGTTTCTCTTCATAGGGCGAAGGAAGGCTTCTACATCAGGGTCAAGCCTTGATGAGAGTCTGACAGTTCCAAGTT